CCCGCAATAGCTGGCATGCCCGCCACGGCGAGTATGACTTCTCTCACGAGGTGAAAGAGGCGATGTCTGGCTGTCTGGCGTGCAAGGCCTGTTCGACCCAGTGCCCGATTAAAATTGACGTGCCGGAGTTTCGCTCGCGCTTCCTTCAGCTTTACCATACTCGCTATCTACGGCCGTTGAGCGACCATGTGATCGCCAGCGTAGAGAGCTATGCTCCGCTGATGGCCCGAGCGCCAAAGACCTTCAACTTCTTTATGAGCCAGCCGTGGGTGCGATCCCTGTCGGCGACGCACATTGGGATGGTGGATCTGCCTCTGCTGTCGGTGCCCTCTCTGCAGCAGCAGATGGTGGGCCACCGCTCGGCAAACATGACGCTCGATGAACTCGAGCAGCTTGGGGCAGAAGAGCGGGCCAAAACGGTGCTGGTGGTGCAGGATCCCTTTACCAGCTACTACGATGCCCAGGTGGTAAGTGATTTTGTCCGGCTGGTTGAGAAATTGGGGTACCAGCCGGTGCTGCTGCCGTTCTCTCCCAATGGGAAAGCTCAGCATATCAAAGGGTTCCTGACGCGCTTTGCTAAGACGGCGCAAAAAACCTCTGACTTCCTCACGCGGGTCGCACAGCTGGGAATGCCGATGGTAGGCGTCGATCCGGCGCTGGTGCTCTGCTATCGCGATGAGTATAAGCAGGCCCTGGGAGACAAGCGCGGTGAATTTAACGTTCAGCTGGTGCACGAGTGGCTGCCTGGCGCGCTGGGATCTCATGAGGACCGGATACCAGGCGGTGAAGCATGGTATCTGTTTGGTCACTGTACTGAAGTTACCGCTCTGCCGGGCGCGCCGGGACAGTGGGCAAACATTTTTGCTCGCTTTGGCGCTAAGCTTGAAAACGTCAGCGTCGGCTGCTGTGGGATGGCCGGTACCTACGGCCACGAGATGAAAAATCACGCTAACTCGCTGGGCATCTACGAGCTCTCCTGGCATCAGGCCATGCAGCGCCTGCCGCGTAACCGCTGCCTGGCGACGGGCTACTCCTGCCGCAGCCAGGTGAAACGCATTGAGGGCAGCGGCGTGCGCCATCCGCTACAGGCATTGCTGGAGATAATGGGATGATCTGGAAACGTACGGCTACCCTCGACGCGCTGAATGCGATGGGCGAGGGCAATATGGTAGGGTTGCTTGATATCCGTTTCGAGCGCATCGGTGACGATGTGCTCGAGGCCTCGATGCCCGTCGACGCCCGCACGCATCAGCCGTTTGGTCTGCTGCACGGCGGCGCCTCGGCGGTGCTGGCGGAAACCCTCGGTTCGGTGGCGGGCTATCTCTGCACCGAGGGCGAGCATAGCGTGGTAGGAATTGAGATCAACGCCAACCATATTCGCGCCGTACGCAGCGGCCGGGTACGGGGCATCTGTTCCGCCCTGCATGTCGGCGGCCGCCACCAGGTCTGGCAGATTGACATCCTGGATGAGCAGAATCGGCTGTGCTGCTCATCGCGTCTGACCACTGCCGTAGTGTAAGATTTTGCGGCAGGTTCTGCCTGCCACTACCTCGCGATCTATTTTTTTCTTCCCCAGATGCGCTTTTTTAAAAACGTGCTAGAATCCGCGCGGATTGAATCTTCGGCTAATACTATTGTCTTAATCGAAGACCGTAACGCTGACTGACCTAATGAAGGGATTCGTTGTTTCCTTAAGCGCTACTTACTATAAGCTTAAAGGTAACAACGCTATGTGCGCTTCATTCAAACTCGCTTTTTTGCATCCTCGTCACTGGTCGACCTGGTTTGGTCTGGCCGTTCTGTGGCTTCTCGTTCAACTCCCTTATCCTGTGCTCTACCGCTTCGGTACCGGCCTTGGTCGCATCGCGCGTCCGTTTCTCAAGCGGCGAGAGAGCATCGCCCAGCGCAACCTTGAACTCTGTTTCCCTGAGATGACGCCTGCGCTGCGTGAGACGCTAATTGAAAGAAACTTTATGTCATTAGGCATGGGGCTGATCGAGACCGGTATGGCCTGGTTCTGGCCGGACAAGCGCGTGCGCCGCTGGTTCGACGTGGAAGGCTATCAAAACCTGGTCGAAGCGCAGAAAAAATATAATGGTGTGATGGTTGTTGGCGTGCACTTTATGTCGCTGGAGCTCGGCGGTCGGGTGATGGGACTATGTCAGCCGATGATGGCTACCTATCGCCAGCATAACAGTCCGGTGATGGAGTGGGTGCAGACCCGGGGCCGTATGCGCTCGAATAAGTCGATGATCGACCGTCGTAACCTGAAGGGCCTCGTCAGCGCACTACGCAAAGGTGAAGCGGTGTGGTTTGCGCCGGATCAGGACTATGGCCGTAAAGGCAGCACCTTTGCCCCGTTCTTCTCCGTAAACGCTGCGACAACCAACGGTACTTACGTGCTGTCGCGCCTCTCTGGTTCGGCGATGCTGACGGTGACGATGGTGCGCAAACCTGACGGCTCCGGCTATCAGCTGCATATCGGCAAGGCGATAACCGACTATCCGGTAGATAATGAGTTCGAAGCGGCCAGCTATATGAACCGGGTGATCGAGCGGGAGATTATGCGCGCTCCTGAACAGTATCTGTGGATCCACCGCCGCTTTAAAACCCGTCCTATGGGCGAAGCCTCGCTCTATCTTTGATGCTTAGATAAAAGCTGTCGTTTAACAGGCCTCACATGAGGCCTGATTCATGCAACTTTTTTCCATCGACGCCTTTTCGGGATGGTTGTGTTGGCGGTAAGTTTGACTCCGCAAACGGAACAGACGGCCCCGTGGGGATAATGATTGTCAGGGCAAAAAGTTGTGAAGATAAACTTAGAACCGTTGCAGACGGGGCACTTAAATTTCAGATTGGGGATAACCCCTCCGGCCCGTTGAGTGGAAACCCACCTTAGCACTCTTTTTAATCAATTACAGATAAATCCTCACTCGCCTCTGTAATCTTCTTAAATGTTTCTTTCTTAATCGCATAAATAGGCATTAATTATACTTACTGCCAGTAACTTTCTGAATTTACTAAAAAATAACAAAAATTTAATCATCTTGGGGGCACTATAGGGACATTGCCTTAAATTTCCGATCCAGCAGACCTACCTGATCATCGTCCATGTCACCGATCCATTTTGAGTAAACGGTGTAAACCATTCGCGCATTTTCATGACCCATCTGACTTGCTATGAAAGCTGGATTTGCACCGGCTGAAAGCGACCAGCACGCATATGTGTGCCGGGACTGGTAAGGGTGGCGGTATCGGATGCCTGCTTTCTCCAGGCCTCGTTCCCAGCTGTACGAGATAGATCGTTTTGAGTAAAAGCCAGCTTTGCTTCTCGATTGTGCTTTAGGTTGAAATACAAATGTTAGCGATTGCTTATCTGTCTTACCCAACTCCCTGTGGTTAAAAATTATATCGGTCTTAGCCGTTTTGCCAGTCAACTCAAACTGCTCCTTAAGTGCATCCAGTGCAGGTTTTAGCAGGGTAATGGTACGCTCTCCTGCGGCTGTTTTCGGCGGGACAAATAAACCTTTGTTTGTGATATTACGACTGACGTTAATTGTACCTTTAACCAGATCTACATCTTCCCACGCAAGGGCACATAACTCTCCATGCCTTAACCCGGTAAAAACAGCTACACGCCAGATACGGGCATGAAAATCTGTGAGGGCGGAGAGAAGACGCTGAAATTCATCATGCAGCAGCGGGTCCGGTAAGTTTCGACTCTTCTTTAGCGGCTTAACATTTTCATAAGGCGCATGTGAAATAAATCGACTCTGGTGAGCAAATCGCAGCATTGAGCACAGGGCGCTTATGCGCGAATTTACGGTATTCACTGCGCGCCCATCTTTATTCAGCCACGGGGCCTTATAGTTCTGGACCGTGCCATACAGTAGCTCACGTCGGTAGTTTAAAATGTCACTGTGCTGGATATCCTCAAGCGACGTGTCAGCACCAATTATACGCGTTAGCGTATTGATGATGGATGTCAGGTTCTGAAAACTGGCGGCTGCTATCTCAATCTCTTTTACTGACAGAAACAGGGTGCAGAGCTCACCGAAGTTCTTGATGCTCTGTGTAGTAGCTTCGCCTGGGCGTAGCTTTGACTCAGGAAATCGCAGTTGATAGTCGAATGTACCCAGTTGGATCTCGCTGCTGATTAACGCGCGGAGATTACCAGCCTTTTTAATATTGGCATTATTAACTGTCCATCCTTTCAGGGTTTCCCGGCACCGCTTCCCACGATAGAGAAACCATATCCGTAGTTTTCCATTATGAATTTCAACACCAGTAGGCAAAGCGGGCATTATGCATCCTGTACAAGCTGATTAATTTTTGGGAAGTTATACCAAACGACTGCACGGTCCTTGCTGGCCTCTGCTGACTGAGGTAAACGTTTAAAATGGACACCCTCTACCCATGTACCTGCACGGTAGCTTTTAATCTGGCGAGGGGTGAGGCCTGTTCTCTCGACTAAACGAGATTCAACAACCCACTCTTCATTGAAAATTATTTGTGCCATATGAAGTACCTGGCGATCAGCACGAGTATAACTATGCTGATCGCGCGTTGATGATATTTCGATATCAAGACATTCGACCGGCTAGGCGGCGCAGGCGTCGCGCGCCGGTGATCGCCGTGGCCACGTAGCTGGTGCTGCGGTTTTCCACCTCAACTTTGATCTTGGCTCCGTCCACCAGTACCGTGTATTCGCTACTGGTTGCACGGCTGGCGTAATCGCCGAACCGCTCAACATGTTTCGCCAGCGCGGCGTCACATGCCCGACGGGCCAGCGGCGAGTCCTTCCTGCTTCGGTTAATCAGCCTCATTCAGCACGCTCCGGATCCAATACGTCCCAGCAGTTCCGCTCAATGTTCGCCAGCAAGCGGCGATCCTCTACTTCAACCAACGGGCGGCCGGTCAGCTCTGTAATTTGCCGGTTGCTGTGCGTCAGCAGCATCTTCAGCTCTTCATCGCTCCAGCGGGTTTGTTTCTCGCTCATCTCGTTACCGGGAGGGTTGCCCCTCCCGCCTCCATCAGGCCACATATTCCGGCTTCATATCCGCCAGGGTGATAGCGAACTGGTCATACAGCTCGTCACCCAGGTTGCGTTTGGCCGCAGCCAGTGTTTGCTCGACTTTAGCAAACTGCTCAGCAGCATCAGGCTCACTGGACTGGGGCAGGGAGTTAATGGCCGCCTCTACTTTGTTGCGGGCATCGACCAGGTAGTAACGCCGAACGGCTTTGTTTTTCAGCTCAGTGAACAGTGCCGAGCCGAGGGTAGGTTTGGCCGCTTCGATATCAACCCGCACGGCTTTGGCCTGGTCCACCGATTGCGCACCTTCGATGCGATCACGGAACTCGTCGGCCAGCACATCGATATTGGTACCGGATTCCTGTGCACTTGTGGTTGCCTCAGGAGCGCCGCGGGTAATCTCGCCCAGAGTGACACGCTGCTGCTGCGCCGGGTTGATTACTTTTTCCTGACGCTCCTCGATTTCATCTGCGGTGTATACACCAAGAATTACATCGGGACAGTAAAGGCGCGCCCAGCGTTTCACTCCCAGATAAGCCAGCTGCTGGCGGGGATCGCTTGCCCAAAGTGTTGAATTACGCACCTGAGCCTGAGACAACATCAGAACGAGTTCACGGGGTTCGTCCTCGCCTTTCATGGTTGCCCACACGCGTACACCCACACCTGCCTCATCTTTCAGATTCCAGCCAGGCGCGATGTATTTTTTTCCCTGTCCATTAGTTTTCTCAACAAACCGGCCAACGATGTTTTCCCATTCACCAAACCATTCAAAATGCAGACGGTCCTTTGTGGGAGACATGTTCGTAACAACAGCGTTGACCAGTTGAGCTTCATAACCAAGTACGCCGCTATTCCCGACGATGAACGTTTTCTGAGCCACGGCGAATGGATCCATACCCCAGCGAGCAGCTTGCATTACCACTGCCATGCATGCGTCAGGCTTGCCACGAAAATGCTCTGGTACAAACGCGCCGCTGTTCGCCATGACTGCCGATAAGGTCCGGAGGCGCTCGAACAACTCGCCGTTGGTCAGTATTGAAATGTTGTCGATCATCTGCGTTTTATTTTCAGTGTTAGAAATTACTGTAGACATTGTCATTTCCCCTTATGCCTGGTCGCGCAGCGCTTCAAGGCGGCGCAGGTCGAAATCGTCAAGTTCATCGGTATAGTCTTCGGTGATCGGCGCAGGCCACTCTCCTGTGTCGAACCCGGAAGCGATAGCACGCATGGTTTTGCGGTATTCCAGCATGCCCAGCTCCAGCAGCTCTGCAGATGCCTCAATAATGGCGATCCAGTGGTAGTTCTCGTCTTTGTTGACGAAAATCCAGAAGAACTGATCCAGCGCTGCGGTTTCGCAGTACATGGCCGCGCTCAGGTGGTAATCACGCATCCGGATCTCACGACGCAGCCGGGCTTTAAGCGCATCTGCTTTCACATCCCACATGCTGATAGTTTTTAGGTCGGCGCCGATGCGAACGCCGTCCAGCTCGATTTCGAGGTCCGGGCGCACTCGAATTTCCAGACCTGTCTCTTCGTCAATACCGAAATAGCTGGTCTCTACGGCGCGGCTCGGGTGCGTCAGCAGCATTCCGGAGGTCGGATGTGCTAGTAATGCAGACTGAATTGCCCTTGCGGTCGCCAGCTGCTGGCGGGTTACCAGCACCTTGCCTTCCGGGTTCTCGCGCCAGGCGTCCAGCAACTCGTCGGCGAATACGGCATCCGGGCGGACCGCCTTGAGCGCCTGAATCATGTCGGCTTTGGTACCGGACACTTTCAGTGGCGCGGGCTTCTGCGCCTCCTGCGCCACAAGGTCAGGATTGACGATCGCCAGTTGGTCCAGCAGCGCGTCACGGCTTCCGGTGGTCTTCGCCTGAGCGGGCAGAGTGGCGTTGTACTCTTTGATGCATGCTTTCATCGCCGTGGCGGTAAAGTTTTTATCGTCGCCAACAATCCGCTTAAATTCGGCAGGCAGGCCGACATAAGCGAGACCAATTGCTTCTTTGTCACCGCCCAGCGGCAGTAGTGCGGGCAGGGTAGCGTTATGGGCTTCCAGCAGCGCTTTGATATCATCAGCGCTCAGCTGCGGCGGCAGGCTGGCGTTGTACTCGTCGATGCAGGCGCGGATCGTCGCCGTGGTGGTGAGCGCACCTTCCGGGATTTCCGGCTCGATACTGAACTCGGCGGCCAGCGTCTCCGGCTGCAGCGCCAGCGCATGCACCAGGTTGCCCATGTCGAGCACCTTCGACCTCTCCTTCTGGATGGTCTTAGAGACGTGGCGCGCTTCGAAATACATCAGGGAGACGCGGGCGTCTTTCACCATCGTGCTACTGATGCCGTTCGCGGCGTGGTAAACGTCGTTCGGCAGGCCCTCATAACGGCCCGGTTCGAAATAGGCTGGGTATGCGGCGACCGGTTCGTCCGGTTGCGCTTCTGGTACGTCCTGATTCACTTTTAGGGCGTTTTGATGCGCTTCTGAGGTGTTTTGATTCACAGAATCGCTATTCTGATACGCATTTTCCGGTTTTTGGTTAATATCGGCCTGATCCCCATGCGCCAGGCTCGGAGCGGCAGCGGCGAGGATATCCGCCGGGTTTACGCTGTCTGCTTGCGCAGCAACTGCATCAGCGCCTTCGACCGCTGGTACCGCATCACCAGCTTCGACTTTGCTCGGGTCAGTCTCTTCCATCTGCACATGTACGACGCTCTCCGCTTCCTGTTTTGCGACTTCATTTGAGGGGGTATTGATGACCGGGTTTGCTTTGTCACCCAGCAGGCCATCAATGGAGAACACGCCGCCGAGGCTCTCAACCTTAGGCTGATCATCTCCGGCCGCCGCCCACTTCGGTAGGGTGTGAACTTTATTACCTTGCTCTTCGGCGATCTGCTGCTCTTCGGTTTTTACCCACTTCGGC